TTATATAATATATAAGATAGAAGTCAAGATAATTAAAGGTTTTAAATTTTTTTTCTTTTTTTAGGAACGAAATATATCAGAGCTTCATCGCCATATATTTGAAAGCTTTTTAATTTAAAATTTTTTACTGATAATAGGTTTTTTAATTCATTAATATATTCACTTTTTGTATATACTACAAGTGTTTCTAAATCTTTTGAATCAAAACCATATTCATCTGCAAATTCTGAACATATTGCTAACGCTTGAGTTTGATCACTCATGCAATAGATTACACCCTATTTATTTTTTAATTTTTTCATGAAAGATAAGAATGGGCATTTTTCAATATCTTCATTTTTAATTTCCTTAAACTTATAATTTAATTTATGATGACCTTCTGAAATATTTTCACCTTTAATATTTACTCCGTCTTTATAGAAAAATTGCCTTTTCTTTGTTTCTCCTTTTTTAAATGATTCATTTAACTTTGTTCTAGAGTCGGACCATTCTTCATGAGTTTTTTTTAATTCCTTATTGGCATCTAACTTTTTAAATTGAATTTGAGTTTTTTCATTTAAATTCAATGGATAAGGCATAACTCTGCATATTGGAGTATTCTTTTTTATTGTGATTAGTTTGTTGGGTTCAGTTATTTTGAAATTCATAGTGAATGTAAATGGTGACCAATTTGTTTCAACTATAGCTTCTAATGCATGCAAACCATTAATTGGATAATTTGGGCATCCAGATATCCATAAACCCCATCCTGGAGGTGTTTTAAAAATGATAGGGAAATTGAAAGTAACGATCCCTATTGTAAAATGAGATGAACATGTGTTAAACTCATCCTTTTGATCTCTATGTATTATTTTTACATCTTTCGTATTAGGTCCACCATTCCAAAAAATTTCTGTTTCATTATCATAAACTATCCAATATCCAGCTTGATTTGCAGCAACCATTGGAATGCAATTATAAGCATACTTTTGACCATGTTTATCCATCCAATCTCTTTTAGGGGAAGCTTGTGTTATATACTTTTTCGCTTGATCTGCATTTCCATAAATGCAATAGGCTTCCAAATTTATATCATTTTTAATGATTGAATTTTGTTTATTTAAACTAAACATGCTTATTGTTCCTTTTGATATAAAATTTGTTTTGTTTAGTTGATATTTTTTTAATATATTCTAACGCTTTGTTGTAGCCTTCTTTTGAAAAAGGAAAAACTCCATGAAGAAATTTATCGTTTTCTGCATATATGCCATAATATTTTTGTTTTTTTCTAGGTTTAGGATTCATTTTTATTTTCTTCTATTAATCCTTTTAATAATTTTAAATGATAGACTGTCCAATTATCTCCAGTATCAGTATCTTTTTTAACTAGATTATCTAAGTAAATGTTATAATCTATAATTTCATTTATAAGATTTTTTATTATTTGATAATTTTTCATTATTGTATATTATATAATAATACTTGTGTTTATTCAATATAAATAATGTAAATATACTATGGACTATATAGATTTCACTAAAAAAGCTCTTGCTATTACTGTGACTAATAATGGTGGTTTTAGTAGTTATGGAAGTAGTGCAAGAAATGGACATTTATATTATAGTAATAATGTAAGTGATCCTTGGGGTAATGATAAACTTAGGATTGGATCTTTTGATTTAAAAACTGCTGGAACTTATACTTTTGTTTTGGGAAATGAAAATGATTTAGTTGGCACAGCTTTGGCTGGTAAAAGTAATTATATGAGTTATGCTAATTTATATTCTGCAGGAATGTCCACTAATCATTTTATTACTGCTGTAATTGATAGAGATAAACCTCCAGAATTTGCAAATACTAGTTGTCCAGCTAGTTATACTTTCTTAAATGGATATAATCATAATGGTATAACTATAGATGTAAAGCCTTATTATTTTAGTGAACCAACCACACTAATCGCTGGATCATCATTAACAACTTCTTATTGGGATAGCCCAGATCTTGCCTCAAGTTCCGCATGCTATAATTTAGTTGGAAATACTCCCTCAAGGGCAACAGAGCCAGCAAGTGGAAATTTCTATACAAGTCGCACATGGAGTGCTGGAAATCAATTAATTCCAGCTCATGGATGCAGTGCGGATGGACCAAATGTAAGTGCAACTCGATTTGCTGGAGTAAATTGGTTTTTTTATACAGTTGGAACTCCATCTCCAGATAATTGTGTTGCTGCGTGCGTATATAGTACTGGCTATGGCAATACATATAATGGTCATTTTTGGGGAACTACTTCTTGGTCAAATCCAGCTGGAGTTGCATGGTCAAAAATTACGAGAACAAGTAGTCGTTATGGTGGAGCTATATCCACGGAATATGGATTAGCTAGTGGGCCAGTTGGAACAAAATTTACATTATTATTTAATTCTGTTTTCGCTGGTGGCGCTCCAGGATCATATCAATGCTTAACTTCTACTGGAGCTTATGGAAACAATACGGTATATTATGTATTTCCAAGATATCATCTTGATGTTCAAGCTAGATGTAATGCTGGATCTAGAACAAGTTTTCAAGGGCCTTATTATTCTGCTGGTGGATCAGGTGTTTTCGCTGGATATGGATTCTATACAAGATTTACTTTTGATCCACTTTGCTATCCATGCGCTTAAACTTTTTCTAATCCTGTATAAGTTCTTTTTTTAACCCATTTTTCTATTTTGCCTATATGAATAACTGGCGAAAAAATTCTAACTGTATTCTTGCCAAAATTATCTTGTGGAAATATAAAATCTGATGTTCCCCATGAGTCGTATTTCTCAGAAAAATAAATATTCTTTTTAAAAAAGAATTGAAAATATCCAATTGATCTTGGTCTTAATTTTTGAAATATATTTAAATTATCTTTATTATTAAGATAATCTTCAAAAGAGTCTACTAATATTCTAGATGTATAATAGATATTTTTTTTATTTAAAACTACTCCATCTATAAAAGATTTTTTAAGCTCATCTGGTATATAAATATCTGCGTCAATACTTAAAATCCAAAAATCATGATATTTATTATAAACTTCTTTTAAAGCTAAATTTATAGCCTTGCCTCTATTAATTGATTCTTCAAAAGGAAAAAATATCAACTCAAACTTATTATTTTGATTAATACTATTTATGAAATCTATAGTTTCTTTATCTTCTTTTGAGGTTATAATGAACCATTTATAAAAAATTTCAGCATTAGATATAGTATCTTTTAAAACATCTAAATGTTTGTAGCAGACAGTTATTCCAATGATATTTAAATTCACTAATAGTTTTTACACTATTATAGAAAATAAATTTTTAGATAATCTTCTTTTTCTAGTAAGCTAAAGCTTCTGAATGCGGCTTTGTCTTTTATAATTTTTTGCCAAAAATTCCACCAATCTTCATCTGTCTTACCTACTGTAAATACTTTACCTCTATAATCGGTCATATTTGGTGGTATTTGTTTTTGCATTTCTATTTTTTCTTTAACTTTATCGAGTTCAAACATTTTATTTAAAAAATCCATTTCATTTTGGTCTTCAGAAGTTTTATTAAAAAATTCATGAACTCTTTTGCCGCAAGAACAGCTTGGATTCTCTCTCCAGCTCAATAGATCTATTTCTATTTCTTTGTATTTTTCTTTTAATACATTGAATGTGTCATCTACTTCAATTAAAGCTCTAAGCTTACCAAAATCAATATTACTCATATGTTATATAATATGAACACAGTTTAAAAAAATCTATTTTATTTATCTTTATTTTTTAATAATAAATTTTGTATAGTATCAAAATTACGATCTAACTTAGCTTCAATTCTATCAAAATATGTCTCAAAGGATTCTTTAGTTACATAAGTTGTGCTTATTTTTAAAGCTAAATCTGCTATCTCTTGTTGATGTTTTCTTCCTTCCACTTCCATTTCTTTTCTTAAAGTAATAAAATCGCTAAAAGTTTTATCATTAATTTCTTTCATTAGATTCTCTTGTTTATCAAAAAGAGAGAATAATCTAGTAAACAACCATCCTCCTAAAAAAGAAGCTGCTCCCATAACTAAGTTAAATATTAATGTAATATCTAAATTCACATAGATAATTACACATTAATATATATATCTATTAGAGTTTTAAATCACCAAAATCATCATCAGAGATATCTGTTTTCCTTGCGCCTATCTTATAGCTTGATATCTCCGTCTCTTGAGGGGCTACTTGCACTTTACTACTATCTAAATAGCTGTCTAGCCATCCAGATATAGGATTAGTTTTTTGATTAAATATCTTTTTATATCCTAAACTGCGTAATCTGCTATCACAAAGCCACTTAGAGTAACCATCGAGAACCTCTGCATTTAAACCTAGTAAATTACCTTTACTAAATAGATATTTTGACCATTCGCTTTCATTTTTTGAAGCTTGTTCATAGAAAGCGTAAATCTTATCTTCACTCTTTTTAACAATAGAAGTAAAGCCTTCTTTGTCTTCATCTCTTAAAATTTTAAGTAGATTTTGGCTGACTGCGAAATGTAGAGCTTCATCTCTTTGAATAAATTTAATAATCTTAGAATTACCTTCCATCTTTCCACGATACCCAAAATAGAAAGAACAAGCAAAACTTACATAAAACACTAGTCCTTCCATTACATTGATAGAAAGAATAGCGTCAAAAATCTTTTGTTTAGGATCTTTCTTTTCATCATCACCAAGAATTTTATCAAAATTATTTCTAATTAACTCGGCGCGACTTGTAATTTCTTTATCTTCCATAATACTATCAAAAAATTTCGTGGGATCTGGATAAACATTATTCAATAGATACGAATAAGAATAACTATGAATACCCTCAAACTGCGCCCAAGTGTTCATGCAAATTTCAAGCTCTGGATTACTTACGTAATCTTTAAGAGAATGAATACTACGAGAAAGCATACTATCTCCAAGGGTTTGAAATCTTAGATTACTATCAAAAACAAATCTTTCAGTATCTGTTAAATTTTTATAATCACTTCTGTCTTTACCTAAAGCTATTTCGTGAGGCCACCAAAAGTTCTCATTTTGCTTTTTAAATAATTCAAAAAATATGGGATATTTAAAGCGATCATATCTTTGGAGATTTAAATCTTCTCCAAGAAATAATGGCTGTTTAGTAGTATCTATATTTTTAAAGTTTAAAACAGTTTTCATTTATATTTACAAATTTTTCTAAGCGTAGATTAAATTCTAGCTTATTATCATTTACACTTTTTATAAAATTAAATTCTTTTATATATTTTTTATTTACCCAAACATCATCTACATGAACATTTTTAAATGCTGGGTCTGTATCATCTGTATAATGTAATTCATATGCAAGTTCATAACCATTTAAAGCTAGAAGATTTCTTGATATATCTTTTGTTCTATCTTGTATATATGCATCCACTTCGAATGTCATAGTTTTAAATTCGATATTAGAAGATAAAAGTTTAGATAAAACTTCTAATGTAACTTCTGGAGGATCTAAATCTAATGAAATATAATCAACGACTTCTATATCTCGTTGCTTTAATAATTCAGAATATTTTATATTTCTAGCGTCTGCACATATATGTAATGTTTTGTTTCTATGAAGCCATTCATTGTTCCATTCTGGATTTATTTCAAATGCTATTCCACTCCAATTCCTGCATTTTTCAAAGAAATTAGTATTATTGAATCTCACGGCATTTTTAGCTCCAATGTCTAAAAAGAAACCATTTTCTTTTTTATTTAAAATAAAATCAATAAGCTGATCTTGTCCAATTTGAGAATTATATTTCATATATTTTTAAAGTTTAAAACAATTCTCGTCTATATTTGTAAACTTATTTAAATTAAAATTATATTCTAGTTTATTAGAACTAATTTCTAAAGAATGGAAATCTTTAATATAATCTTTATTAATCCAAATATCATCCACATGCGCATTTGTGAGACCATCGTCTGTAAAATGTAATTCATACGCCAATTGATATCCATTGGAATTAAGAAGATCTCTTGATATATTTTTTACATTATCAGATCTATAAGCATCTACTTCAAAAGTCATAACTTTAAATTTTATATTTTTTGATAGTATATCTTTTAATACATCAAAAGTAACTTGTGGTGGTTCTAAATCTAAAGATATATAATCTACAATATCTATATTATAGTTTAGTAGTATATTGTTATAATCTATAAATCTTGCGTCATTATTTATATATGAAGTTTTTTTTCTTGAAGAATCACTCCATTTATCGTTCCACATTGAACCTTTTTCGATTGCTACTCCGTTCCAATTTCTATATTTTTCAAAAAAAGCAGTATTATTAAGATCTTCTGGATGTTGTGCTCCAATGTCTAGAAAGAATCCATTCTCTTTATTTTTTAATATAAAATCAACGAGTTTATCTTGTCCAATCTGCGAGTAATATTTCATTTTATAATTATATATTATATTAATAATAATATCAAACTTATAATTTGCATGCGCCACTTGAGCAATCTTTATCTTCTTTTTGATTAAGAGATTGTTCTTTATCGCCATCATCTGTATTATTGTAATATAGGCTAATTAAACCAAGGCTATAGGCGTAGATTAACTCTTTCATAACTTTTGCATCTGGTAATATATTATTTTCATAATGACTATAGTTGTAATATACATTAGTTGATATGGCCATATCGATATATTTCTGAATAACTGCGTTAATTTTTAATAAACCAGTATTATCTTTAAGATCATATGCTAATTCATAATTTTCTTCAAATTTTCCAATTCCTGGAACTAATACTGGAAGTTTACCCATTTTACTCATTTTATAAGTTATGAGACTACGAATTGGTTCAACTCCATTTGTTGAAGATTGAATTACAGAACTGCTTTCGCAAGGCATACAAGAAGATAATGTGGAATGTCTTAATCCAAATTCTTTAATATCTTTTCTTAATTTTTCCCAATCAAGTGATAATTTTCTTTTTACAATTTCATCAATCTTGTCCTTGTAAGTATCAATTGGAAGAATACCCTTAGAATATTTTGTATGATTGAACTTTTCGCATTTGCCTTTTTCTTTAGCTAATTGAACGCTACTTTCTAAAAGATAATATTGAAAGTGTTCCATCCATTCGTCTACAACATTTAGTGATTTATCTGATGAATATTTTAATTCATTTTTAGCAAGAAAAGCTGCGAGATTGGTAATTCCAACTCCAAGGCTTCTACGTTTTTTAGCAAAATTTTCAGCAGCAATATTAAAATAATCTTGAAGTTCAATGATTTCATCAAGAAATCTTACGATAAGATCGCAAGTCTTTTCAAGATCCTGCCAGTTTTTTATTTCTAGCATATTTACTGCCGAAAGGATACACATTCCAATTTCGCCATCTTTATCGTGATAATCATTTAATGGAATCGTTGGATGAATAACTTCTGTGCAAAGATTACTCATTGTAACTTTATCAGACCAAGCGCCGTGTTCATTAGCGTGATCTATATTTAGAATATAAATACGACCAGTTTCAACTCTTTCTTTAATTATAAGAGAAAATAATTTTCTAGCAGATACTTTCTTTTTAAGTTTTAGTTTCTTTGATTCACATTCTTTGTATACTTTATCAAAGTCTTTTGTTCCCCACGCTTCATAAAGCTCTGGAACTTCGGAGTTATTAAATAAAGTAATGTCTTCATCTTTTAGTACTCTATCGTAAAATAATTTGCTCATACCAACTGTATAATCAAGTTTGCGAACTCGATTATCATCTGTTCCTGCGTTATTTTTTAATACAACAACGTCTTCAATTTCGTAATGCCACCATTGAATATTACAAGTTGCACTTCCACCTCGTAGTCCATTTTGTTGCCATGCCTTCACGCTACTTTCATAGATTTTTAAAAATGGAATTAAACCAGTATGAACAACTTCTCCATTCTTGATTGGAGAACCGATAGCTCTAATTTTACTTACATCAATACCAATACCACATCTATTAGCAGTAGCCATACTTACAGCGGTAGCACTAGCTGTAATACTGTCTTTAGTATCATCAACACCAATTAAACAGCAACTAGCATAATTTCTGCTAGAAGTTCTAACTCCTGCCATTACTGGAGTTGGTAAATTAATTTTATGTTTACTAATAGCATCATAAAATTTTCTTACATAAGATAATCTTGTCTCTGCTGGATATTTAGCAAAAGCATAAGCAGCAATTAATATATAAGCAAATTGTGGAGTTTCATAAATTTTTCCAGTTATTCTATCTTTAATGAGGTACTTATCGCATAATTGTTTAATACCAGCATATGTAAAATTATAATCTCTTTCGTGATCAATAAATTCACCTAGTTTATTTATTTCATCTTCAGAATAGTTTTCCAAAATAACAGGATCATAGACTTTATTTTTAATTCCTTGATTTAGAAACTCCGATAGTCTTGGCGCATGCTTGCCTTTCCATACATCTTTTCTCAATTGATAATTCAATAATCTACCAGCAACGAATTGATAGTTTGGTTTTTCGACAGAAATTAAATTAGCTGCACTTTCAATCAATAGGTTGTGTATTTCTTTACTCGTTATGCCATCATGTATGTTTATTTTTGCGTTAATTTCTATATCCGTTAAACTAACTCCACTATAGCCATAAATAGCCCAATTAATTACCTTATTGATTTTTTCTACATCAAATTTTTCAGTTGCGCCATTTCTTTTTTTAATAGTAACATTTTTGCTCATAATCAAAGTCGTAGGTATAGTTTACATCATTTTTTAGTTTTTAAAAAGAAAAAAGCTTCAATCGGTGTTAATAACTTCTATGGTAAATAAATTAGTGTAGGCGATTTAAATTAAATATAATATGATAATGAAAAGAATGTTCATATATACTCTAATGGATATGTTTGGAGTATATGACCGCAAGATTTGTAAGGTATTAAGAGAAGATTTTGGTTATATTTGCGAAAAAGAAAGAGACATTAAGAACGAAAATTTCTTTAAAGAGCTTTCCGATGAGATTATCTTTGAGTTTATTGACCAATACGATCTTATATTTATAAATAATGGTTATCGTCCATATCAAAGAAGATTTATGGATTTAGCAAGATTAAAAAATAAAAAAATTATATACTCCGAACTAGGACATTTGCCTCAAAGTGGATCTATACATATAGATTATAAAGGTTTATTTTATGAAAGCTCACTAGGTTTTGATGATTTTGAATGGATTAAAGAAGATGATATTGAGTATGCTAAAAGATATATAGAGAATAGTATATATTCTAAATACTTAAAAGATCAAAAGGAATTGTACGTCTTGTGTCCATTACAAATGGATTGGGATTCATCTTTGCAAGGCTCAAGCTTAAGAAATAAAGACCTAATATCAATTGCTTTAGCTAGACATCCAAATGAAAAAATTATTTTCAAATTTCACCCAAGACATCAACAAAAAGACTACGATTATATTAAAAATCAAATCAATTTAAGTAATGAAAATATTTCTTTGGACAAAACTTCTAGTTTTTTAGATTTAGCAGTAAACGCTAAGTATATTATAGGTTTAAGTTCCACATGCTTAGTAGAGTCAATGGCTATAGGAAAATCAGTTGAGGCATTATCTCCATGTCCAATATACCATCAAAATAAAAATGGAAATTTAAATAAAGACTCTTTTAGAGAAAAAATGATCGCAGCATATCTAAAAAGCCAATACAGAGTAAATGATCCAATGGGTGGTAAGAATTGTCTTGATCTATTAATTAAGAGATCAAATATGGAATTATAATCCTAAAGATTTAGGATGCTTTTTGCCTTTTCTCTTTTTGCTCCAGTTGTCAAAATATTTATTTTTAACTGGATCTTTCCCATAAACCTTTTCTCTTTTCTCAGACAGCTCTCTACTTTGATCCCATAAATCTCCTACTGTGCCTTTTTTATTTTTAGTTACTCTAGAGAAATCTTTCTCTGTTGAGTTTTCATTTAACTTGTCGTGAGTATTCACTTGAGGGAGAGTAAAAACTCTATCCCATTTTAGTCCACCTTTTGAATACTCATGTTTGTCATTAATGCTTTGTATGACCTCTTTAATTTCACCAGTTTTTGGATTTTGATACAGATAAGTGGGCATATTAATCTTTGATGATTTGTAGTATTTTATCTACCATTTTTTCTGAGGAAAATTCTTGTTGCAGTTTGAGTCCTTCTGTATTGAGTTTATTGGAAACTACTTTTGCTATAGCTTTCTCGCAAGCAGATATAAATTCTTCTGAATCAAAATCAAATATATTTCCTTGATTAAACATCTCACCTTTATGAAAAAACATATTATCATATACTTCCATTTTAGAGTTTGGATTTACTAGGCTTGAATTATTTTCATTTGCCCATTCTTTATATGCATGAGCATTTAATATTACTGCATGTTTACCAAGAGCCACAGAATGAAACTCTGGAAGACCCCAGCCTTCTCCACCACTCATTCCAAGTATTATATTGCCACTATTTAAATAATCATTATAAGCTGCATTTCGTGGCATATTTCCTATAAAAGAAATATTGAAATAATCCTTACCTTCTAAGATAGAATTAATTAAAGTTTTATTATCTTCTTCTTTTAGAAATGGATTATAAATCGCGCATTGAAGATGATATCTTTGGTCATTACCAAATTTTTTCAACCAAGTTTGAATAACTTTCTTATGATGCTTTCTTTTTTCTAGTTTTCCTACTAGGTTAAATACTATTCTATCTTTAAAATAAGCTTTATCGAGTCTTTGAAAATTATATTTATCAAAAGCTAATGGAACATATTCTAAGTTTGAGCATCCATGATTTTTAAAAACTTCTATAGAATACTTTGAAGAAAATATTACTTTGTGATTATTTTTTACTATATTAAGTTCTGCTTGAGTTGGGGAGTCTAGCTCATAAAATGAAAAAAGAATTTGCTTTTCAGAAAGACTTTCTAAGCTTCCATTAAGATGCCATAATTTAAATATTTTATTAGTTCTTTTATGATTTGCAAGAAAAGAATTAATATTTGGTTCAATCCATTTAGCAAAATTCTCGTCTATTTGCTGAGATGATAAATCTACATTCCCACCAATTGGTGAGATTAGTGGGTTAATATTTCTATTAAACAATTCTCTCAGTATCAGTGTGGACGTTTGCCCAAATGATACTGAGTTAATTGGTAGATTAAGACTGAAATCCATTACAAAATATCTTCGTCCTCTTCAATGACCGAAGAAACTTGCTTCTTAACGAATTTCTTTACTTCTTGAGCAGGCTTTTGAGCTACTGACTCAGAAGATGCTTTGTCTAAAGGCTTAGAAACATAAAGCCTATAGTCTGGTGCTTTTTCATTTGTCTTTTTGCTATTAGCAAAAACTACAACATCAATTCTTTGACCATCGTGATCATTAATATAACCAGATAGGAATGATAGTCCTGTTTTGCTCTTCTTCTTCCAAAGTGCACCCAGCTCATTTTGGTTTTTGTTTTGTGTTTTGTTTTCCATAATTTATATAATATCAGTATTATTTATACTTGTCAACTTATTTTTTAATAAAGTTTTACCTTTATTATGTAGATTAATTGCTGTTTGAGTGCTTATTTTTAATTTTCTACTTATTTTACTCCAAGGAGTTAGCTTTTTATCATTAAAGTATCTCATTTTATATATCTTATAAATTCTTTTATCTTTAATTCTGTCTAATATAGAAAAGATTAAATCTGATTTTTCTTTAGACTTCATATCATCATTTGATATTGCGATCTGTTTCTTTTCTATTATCTTTTTAATATCTTCATTTTCCATACCTATAGTATTATTCTTTTTATTCAAGCAGTTCAAGCAATGATATCTAGCTTGATTACCTAGCCAAGTCGAAAATTTAACATTCTTATCTGGATTGAAACTCATGACTGATTTGTATAGAACAAATAATTTATCAGAAACTATATCGTTTGGATTTAAGCCAAAATCTATTAAATGTTTATAGTATTTTTTAATTATTTCATTATAAATTCCAGTATGTCTGGATTCTAATTCTTTTAACGCTTCATTATCTGAAGTTGCTTTTATTTTATTTATTAATTCTAGATCTTCTGTATAATTCATATATTTTTTCTAAATTTTTCTCAATTAATTCATATAAGAAATTTGAATCTAAACAAGTTTCCCAAGAAATTGTCAAATCTGCTACATTTTTTAATTTATTATCATTAGCTTTTTCTTCTATATTAGCTGGCTGAATTAATGATCCATCATCAAGTTTTCTTGATAGATGTATTAATATTCCATTGTATTTTTTAAGCCAAGAATATTCGTCTCCTTTATATTCTATGTATCTTACGTCTGTTATTATGGGTATAATATTTTCCTTTTGTAATTTTTTTACATCTTCATCTAATAAAGAAACCCAATATTGCCCTTGAGTTTGAGATCTTCTACATTTTCCATAAGCAACCATTAGTGGTCTTACTATTTCTTTTTCTTCTGGAGTACAACTATTCAAATCAATTTTAAAATTATCTTTAACAAATGGTCGAAGTTCTTTTTTTAAATTATCAGCAAAAGCTAGTCTTTGAGACTTTAAGCCTTTGCTCTCTAAATATTTAGAAAGTATAGAGTAAAAAGTATCTTTACCACTTCTAGCTACACCTGTGATGCCTATCATATAAGAGTAGTATAGTATTAAGTTATATCAAAGTCAAGTATTAACTTGACAATTTAATATATTATTAAGATTATATATGAATGAGTAGAATATCATTTGAAGATATGGCTGTTAAATTCGCCTTATCTGCTTCTGAAAGATCAGAAGATCCATTTAAAAAAGTAGGATGCTGTATTTTGAATAAAGAAGGCAGAGTATTAAGTATTGGATATAATGGATTGACTTCTAAGAAGATAGCAGAAGATAATTTTTGGAATGATAGAGATCATAGAAGATTGTATATGATACATGCTGAGACTAACGCTTTATCATGTATATCAAGATACGAAGAGCCTTATGTAATAGCTTGTACAATGTTACCATGTTCTTGCTGTGCGATAAATATAGCTTCTTATAATATTAAAAGAGTTATTTATATAGAGGAATATATTAATGACCAAAAAGCTTTAGATATATTTAAATTTTATAATATAGAGTTAATGAAGTATAATCATTAGATGTTTAATGATTTCTATCCTATTTTTATATCTTTCGTAATAATGTTTATATGGTTTAAAACCGAAGCATTTATAGAATATGGTAAATTATTTAAACCATTTGGTAATTTATTTAAAATATTTGATTTTATAAAATTTAGAGAAAAGAATCCAGAGATCAATTATCATGTTTTCTTATTGATTCAATATAATAATTTTTTGACAAGATTGATAACTTGCCCTATCTGTATCAATACTTGGATTAATATAAGTCTTATTCCTTTTCTAGCAAATAGTGCAAATTTCTTTGTAAATTTTACACTATCTATTATATTATACTTTACTGGTGTAATTTTATTAAAATATCATGATAGAGAAAACATTTAATTTAATTGATTTTGTAGCTTTTGCTAAGGAAAATATGAGTGGAAATAATATACTATCATTGTTTAATGATACAATTACGTATTATGAGACATCTTTAGGTGGGTGCAATTGTAGTAAGAAGACTAGACAAAACTTTGCTCAAGACAAATTTGAGGAAAAGATTAATTCATTGGATGCTCAAATTTTAAATTCAATTAAAACTATTCTAAATTTATCAAGTGATGATAAACTCATGTTTAAAAATAAAAATAACGAAATCTTTAAAACGATATAATTTATATTGACTTGCTGCTATATTGGTTCTATAATTATTAAATGCAATTCAAAGAAGCTTTAAGTTACGATGATATTTCACTTCTACCGAATTTTTCTGATATAAATTCAAGAAAAGAAGTAGACACGACTACAAAAATTTCAAGAAACAATACGATAAAGATTCCAATAATCTTATCGCCAATGGATACTGTATCTTCTGTAAAATCATGCATTAAGATGAATAAACTTGGTGCGGCTGGGGTTTTACATAGATTCATGTCAATTAATGATCAAGCAGCTAAAGCTAAACTTATTAAAGATGCTAGCGATTTCTGTATTACCGCAATTGGATTAAAAGATGCAGAAGAAAGAATTAGAGCTACAAGCGCATTTACTAATCTTTATTTTTTAGATACAGCTAATGGTTTAGCAAAAAATGTAGAAGATTTCTTGAGGTGGTATAAAACTGCTGGGTTTTCTCAAGATATAATAGTAGGAAATACTTTAACTAAAGAAAGCGTTTATAGACTTGCTAATTTGAAAGCAGATGGATTTAGACATTTAATTGGTCCAGGATCTATGTGCTTAACTCAAGTTAAAACTGGAATTGGATGTCCAAGTTTAACTGGAAATTATTACGCTTGGAAAGCTGTCAGAAATTGGGAACTTTCTCAAGTTGATTTATTTAAACAAGATAAACCTAATCCATCTCATAGGCCAAGTATTCTTGCTGATGGTGGAATTAGGTATCCAAAAGACTTAGTTAAAGCTATAGCAAGTGGATGTGATGCTGTAATTTGCGGTAGAATATTTGCTGGACTTGCAGATGTTGTTGATGATGAAAATATAGTTGAAATAAATGGTAAAAGATTTGCTAAATATCGAGGAATGGCAAGTCAAGATGTTGTTGAGGATTATGAATTATATGATGGAACAAAAAAGAATTTATTTGTTGAAGGAGATAACACTTTGATTCCATTAATCGAAAATAAATCATTAGAGGATATTATTTATGATTTCGCTAATGGCTTAAGAAGTGGCATGAGTTATTTAGGTTTCAGAGATTTACAGGATATGCGCGGAGGATTATGGACTGATAAAATTACAGCAGTTAAAAATAGTCCAAATAGCATGTATGAGGGATTTGCTCATGGAAAATAATATTAAAATAAAACATATCGCTTTAGCTATTCTAGCTTTTATAATTGCTGCTAGTACTTCTAAGGCTCAATCTACTTACCAGAAGTATGATTCTGTTACAAGAGGCGTAGAATATAATATATCTAAATCAAAGATCACATCTAATACAAAAGAAATAGATTTATTGAAATCAACAAAAGATCAATACTCTGTTTTTAAAGAGTCGAAAACGAGATCTCAAATAAGAGCTGTAATTTCTGCTAAAGAAAATGAGAATTTCAGATTAAATCAAAAAACCTTTCTTCTTATGGATGCTAATAAAGTTGATGATGTTGATCGATATAATTCATCGTATAGAAGTATGAAACCTACTTTACAACAAAATAAATAATATGGAAGATAAAATTAAACTAGATCATAGCCCTTACGCTAGAGCTACGCCATTTACTCCAGTAGTTAGAGTTTTGCCTAAAATTGGAAGAAATTCAAAATGTCCACTTGAAGGTAAGAAATTTAAAGATTGCTGTGGTAAATCTGGCCAAGACTTCTGTAATAAAGCTAAAGAAAATTTAGAAAATTATATTAACGAATTAAAATCTAAAAAAGATGATCAAAGCAGTTGATATTATTTTTGGTTTAGCTTGGGGAGATGAAGGAAAAGGTAAAATAAGTAATACTATTTCTAAAAATTATGATATTGTTTGTCGTTGGAATGGTGGCCCCAATGCAGGTCATACAGTTTATCTTAACGATAAGAAATATAAAACTCATATTATTCCTTGTGGAGTTTTCCAAAATAAACTTAGTATCGTTGGTCCAAATTGTGTTATCAACATTGATAAATTTTTCGATGAAATAGATTATCTTAAAAAAGAAGGATTTGATACATCTTTAATTAAAGTTAGTCCTAAAGCTCATATTATTACTGAAAGACATATCCAATATGATCTCAAATTTCTAAAACCAAAACTTGGTACAACTGGTCAAGGTATTGCTCCAGCTTATGCAGATAAAATGTTAAGAATTGGAAAGATGGCTGGCTCATATTTAGATAAAAAATATATTTGGGATGGAGAATTATCTGGAGAAATTTTATGTGAAGGTGCGCAAAGTTTTTGGTTAGATATAAATTATGGAGATTATCCATATGTTACAAGTAGTGAAACTTTACCATATAACGCTTGCTCTCTTGGGTTTAGCCCAAAGAAGATTAGAGACATTATTGGCGTAGCTAAAATTTATGATACTAAAAGTGGAGTAGATCCATTATTTCCAGAATCACTATGGAATGACGAATATCTTAATAAGATAATTGAACTAGGTAAAGAGTTTGGTTCTACTACTGGTCGTAAAAGAATAGCTAATTGGTTAAGATTAAATCATTTAAAACAAGCTATCAAAATATCTGGAACAACGAAACTTATTATCAATAAATGTGACATCGTAGAACAGATTAATAAATATAAAATTATAACAGATGATCAATCTGGTCCAAGTTATATAAATTTTATTGATTTTAATTCAATGAAAGATTATATGACTACTGAGCTTAAAGATTTTTGTGAGATAATATTCTCTGGAAATAAGTCTTTTATTTGAGAGTACAAAGCACAATTTAAAAAAAAAATCTATATTTAATATATAAAGTGTAATAATGTACAGTTCTTTAAAATTGTACAAGTGGTCCCACTGGGTGAATTCGGTGGAAACCCACGTTTATTATTCATAAAAGCGTGGACAATACCGAGCCAAGCTTACTTCACGGTAAAAAAATGAAGTAAGAAGGTGTAGAGACTAACTCTTGAGTTACCGTAACAATAACAGAGACACGAGCGCCCAGTCTTATTAGCGAAAGCTAGTAAGCAAGATATAGTCCGATCTCAGTAGTAATATTGAGTTTTTCTATTAAAAAAGAAAAAAATAACAAAAATGAGAAGGTTGAGTTTGTTGACACAGAAGTCGACGATACATCTATCTAATAAGGTTTTTCATCAAGTCCGCTAGGACAGCGATGAGTCTAGACCTACCAACCAGATAGAGAAAAACAGGACTAAACGTTATATGAATAAAACTAGTGGAACAAGAAAATCTTTTAGTGCATCAACTACTCCGATGCAATTGGATTTGGCTGCATCAGTAGATGATATATACTATACTTATGTAGATAGAGATTATTTGTCTTCTGGCATGAATTATATAGTAGAATCTAGCAAAACAAATGTAGGTGAATTGATATCTAAAAGAGATAATACTCGGTATATTAATGAATTATTAAATAATAGAAAAGATAACTATTATGGAAAATGGTATGAATCTGGTTGGCTTAAAAATTACAAATCTACTGGATTAAGAATAAGATTTGCTCAAACATTTTATCCTTCTGGAACAATTCCTTACTCAAGTGCAGGAAGACAAGGATATTGTTTAGATAGAAGTATAATTGCAGATTTTAGTATTTCTGGCGGATACCCTTATGGAGAATATGATGAATATCCTAAAGGTCTATCGAAAGGTACAAAATTTAGAATATGCGGATATGTTGTAGATAATGATCCTACCTCTGCTCCATTTGTATCTCCTTATAAAAATATTTATGAATTACAAGATCACAGTGGATATCAAATCGCAAGCATGGGCAGAAACTATTGGTCTAGACAGGAGTTGATTAATTTTGGAGCAACTACTGGATTTGCAAATTTTAAAATAAGTGGATTAGAATCAATAGAGACTGGAAAAAAAATTGCTTATAATAAACTTTACTTTCAAGATAATATTCCTGATTTAGATTGGTGTGTTAAAAATAGATGCTCTTTTGTTTATACAAATTTACTAGGAGCAAAGAATGCTTATTATGATAATCCATATGCATATAGAGACAGGGATGAAATTAAATATAGAATATTTGTTTTTTCTGGTAATATAAATTGGCTTCCAACTGGAACAGCTCCAAAAACTTCATCTTTAGCATATGGTCCATATTTTCAAAAAAATAATACTGGTATATTTAAATTTTATAATAATAATTTTATAATAAATAATTCTGGAGTATTAAATCATAATGCAAATAAATATTTCTCAGTAGCAAATACTGGTGATACTCCTAGAAATTTTTATGTTAGTGTTAGCGATACTAGCATGTTAGATATTAATGATTTAGATTATAAAACTAGTAATTTCTACTATCCTAATAATCATCCAAATAGTGGGGAGTTAGTTAGATACTATACAGTAGGAAAAAATAGTGCTATTGATATTAATTATAATCATTATTTTAGTCAAACTGGATCTTTAAGTGCTTCTCTTCCTAACGGATCTAAAGTATATTTAAAAACAGGAGCAATCATATTAAATGATGTTACTGGCACTAAATTAGTTAATGGATTTTTAAATTTCATGACTAAAGATACCTATATTCCAGTTAATTCTTACGTAGTAGATAATAATACTAAAATTTTATTTGATGATTATTATTACGCAGCAACAAAAGGAGATAAGATCTCTGTTTTAGCAAAAACTGGAAATTCAATAAACTATAATTTAAATGGACAATTAGTTTTAAATTCTAATGGATCTCTTGAGAATCTAAATACGTCTATTTTTGGATTAACAGTTTATTCTAGTGGATCTAATCTTGCTCCTCAAAGAACAATTTTGCGTACAAAATATGATTCTGGAATTAGATCTTTTCCAGATATATATGGAGAAAGTATTATAGATTTAGATGAACAAGAAGATTCTCATATTACTATATTAAATACTGAGCAACAATATCTTAGATATTTGATTGCATACTCTGGATTATTTGATGTTAATGGACAAGTTTCTAATACTAAGAATGGATTTAATCCATTAACTGGCGCAGTTCAATTGGATTTATTGTTTAAAATAAGAAATGAAAGAATGCCAACATTTGATACCACTGATTTAAAACAAGAATATTATTCTTTATTCAGTGGAACAAATACCTATAAAGTTGAAACTCAATTAACTGGTGGTTTTATTTATAAAAATATTAATACTCTTTATCTTAAAAGGGGATATACATACAATTTTGTACAATGCGATAAAACAAATGAATTACCATTTGCAGTAAAAGGAGATATTTCTGAAGTAAAAATAGTACAACCAAACTTTAATCAAGTAAGTGGTAATTATAGATTAATAAAATTTAAAGTAAATGAAGACGCTTATGATATTAGTTGGTTCTCAGTTAAACAAAATCCAATATCTGGATATTTTAACTTGACGGGGCAAAATCTAGTATCTGATAAAAATAAATTTGTATTTAGAAGAACTATACCTAATTTTAACTTTATTCCTTCTGGAGATAGAGTAGCTAGAACTGGAATAAAAATAGCATATACAATAGATAATAGATTATATCCAGAATTATTCTTAGAAGCAAATAATACTTATTATTTGAATACTTATACAGGATATACAGGATTTTATTTTTATACTGGATTAACTACATATGGATCTGGATTATTCCCATACAATGGAAATGCAATTAGTAAAATAAGAACTGGAGATATTGATACACATACGATAAATACAAATCTAATTCCATCTAATCTGTACTATGGAGATAGACATAGTGCTCACGCTGGAAATAAAATTAACAGTATCAATCAAATTTCTTCAGATAATACTAAATTTACAAAATATAATATCCCAGTATTTACTGGAAGCTTTTTAGTTAAAACAAATGATTTCTCTAGAAAATCTGAACATATTAATTATACTTTAATGCAAAACAGTGGATCTATTCCAATATATTAATATAATTTAAATAAATTAACTGTAATAGTTAATATGATTGTTTCAGATCGGGATATTGATTTTTTTGCCAAGAAATTAAATTTATCACCAGAAAAAACTTTTTTACTGATTCAAGATCCAGAATGTTTACCAGAAATATTAAATAAAATTTCCGAAGATAATATAGATGGAATTATAGACATAAGTTTTCCAGTATTTGCAGAAATAACTATTATAAAATATAGTAAAGATTTAAAATATAGTTTTGAAGAAAAAGAGTATGTTTCAGAAGCAGTCGGTTTGAAATTCTATGATTTAATTGGTGAACCTATTGTAAAGAAATCTATATTTGAATTTAAACATGATGAGGATACTGCCAAATCATTACTTGTATTTTTAGGTTTTTTCTATAAGAATTTAAATCGACCAAGACGAGCTTATCCATCAGAAAATACTTATTATAATATAGCTAAAAATGGTTTTGAAAATTCAGACAAAATACATATATCAGAACATCTTAAAGATTGGATTAAAGTATTAAGAATTATACATAATGAAGTATGGTTCTAATATAGTTCTCTTCTTAATTATTTAACTTTTCTTTGATATCCAAAAGGGCTTTACCTCCAAATATCGTATATCTGAAGTTAAGTATTATCAATCCAACTTTTCTTTTGACTCCAAATTTCACCACGATCTCAGCGGTGAATGGGCCATCGCACTTATGGATCAGAGGTAGCTTCGATCACTACATTCTGCGATGCCTATAGCTACATTTCCTTCTTTAGCCATATTATGTACAAACGAAGGTTTTAATAGTTGTCAGCCCTTATGACATTGCTATCTCAGGGATTGATAGTTGATTGTTTGACATCAACAAACTGCTCTAATTGGGAACTATGTATATGTAATAGTACATTAATCTTGTTTTTTTGTCAAATTTTATTTATAATAGATGGAAATGGAAATAGTTAAAAATAAAGCAAGATGGGAAGCTTATGCATATAAGTGCGCGAAGTATTACAATGTTAATAATTTTATTATTTATGATAATCCAGAGGAATATCCATGCATAGCAGTATCTCAATTAATATCAGATCTTAATGGTTCAAGAATTAAATTTAAATTTGTTTATAAAAAAGATTGCCAAAGATTATTAAAAGCTTTATAATGTGTAAGCTAGATTAGTTCTTTAACATTGGGCGCGTACTGGTTTCGATTTTAGAGATATGAATTAAAATGCAAGTGGAGGTTGAATCGAGGACTCCTTAAAAAGTTTCATTTATATCAACTGCCAAAACAGCAAAATATAAAGGTCATATTTCAGCAAGAGTTTCTCTTGTTGAGTTGACCGCTTCTGTAGCTTAAGTTACAGCGTGACTACCTTGACACATCTATTGGATAGTTGCGTAATTAGATGTTTGAGCATAAAAAGTTTTTTTATTCTTTTTATATTCAATATCAAAAATAAACTCGCTGAGTATGTTTGTTCTTTATCTATACAAAGCTAAAAATAAAAAGAGCTAAACTTGTAGTATTTTAATTTGGATTTTTAAAAGACGAGGATTCAACTTCCTCCGCGTCCAAGTAAAACGAATCTCCCTGTCTGCATTTTTTATTAGACAATTATATTTTAGTAGTATACAATCTTTACATGAACATAAAAAAGACAAAAATAGTTTGTGCTACTTGTAATAAAGCACATGAAATAAGATTGGGCGATTATAATAGAAAAATTAAAGCTGGGCAAAATAAATTTTATTGTAGTTTAAAATGTTCTGGAAAAGCTGATTATAAAAACAACCCAAGTAAACTAGAAAAAAACAAAGGTAATATTAGTTTATTAAAAGGTCACGAAGCTAATAGACTAGATGAATATAGTCCTTTTAAATATTCTTTAAATAAAGCTAGATCAAGGAGCAAGGAAAAGGGAGGAGAGACAGACTTAACTTTAGAGTATCTTAAAGAAACGTATGATAACCAAAACGGTTTATGTACATATACAAGAATCAAGATGGAAATACCAAGGTCTTCTCAAGATGAAGATATTAAAAAAAGCCCAACTAAATTAAGTCTTGATAGAATTGATCCAAACATAGGATATATCAAAGGTAATGTTGAGTTTGTATGTTATTGTATTAATGTTATGAAAAATGATTTCACAAAAGATCAAATGATAAATTTTATCAATTTAATTAAAAAATAGTGTATATATAATATATGAGCATATCATCAAACACTGTAGACAGAAACGATCCAAACCGCTGGTCGGATCAATCTACTATTCTAGTTAATAATAGTGACATTGGACAAAGTGGAGTTCCATTTGATTTTAGCAAAGTAAACGATACTGAAGCTTATGCTAGTGGAATTTTAAATATTCTACAAAGTAGTTCAATTAATGTTAATCAATTTGATTTGAGTTCAGCAACTGATTCAGTTACAGTTGTACCATTAAAAGGATCAACAATCTCAAATAGCACACTAGCTACTGCTCACGGAACAGCTGTCGCAGCAAACGCAAATAGAAAAGAACTTTACATTCAAAATCTAGGACCAGTTGGTTTGTTTGTAAAATTAGGAGCAGCT